ATTGATGTAATCAATCGTAGGTTGTGCGCCGCTTCGCGGCGCGCAGGCGCGCGCTTCGCGCGCGTGTGTCCTCACTTTAAAAGCGCGCTTCGCGCGCTTTGTACTTGTCCTTCAGTAACCCAGAACTATCTTGAATAACCGCTTGTGACCCCCCCGGACCCCCCTTTTCTGAAAAGGGGTTCCAAAACTTTAACCTTTAGTCCTAGATTTAGACATTCAACCATGATAAATACTTTCTAAAAAATATCAAAGGTGCAAAAATTTTATAAAAAATTTTTAAAAAATTATTTTTTACCCTACCTAATTTTAGAGAAATTACCTCAATTTTTTAAATTTTAGCTATATCTACTACAAATTTTACTAAACTCTGGCACTAAATTAATAAAAGTGCCAATAATTTGTAGTAAATATTTACTAAATTTACGACATATTAAAAATAATTGAAAATAAATTTGTTTTTCTCAAAACTAATATTTATCTTTGTACTGTAATTTCCTTAAAGGGCATAAAGAATTAACAATACTTTATTTTGAGGACTACAAAAGGCAAACTTTTTAAATAGAAAATAAGGTCTTTAATTATTCAAAGTTTATTGCTGGGATCAATAAGGTAGGTAAAACCACCCAGGTAGGTAAGTCGAAAGATAGACACTCTAAACTAAGGTAATTTAAAATAATAGAGGCTCTTGAGTTTTCCAGGGCTACTATTGTTATATCTAATAAGATAATAATTTAAAATTATCTTCTTCATTTTCAATTAATTACATTAATTTTCTAGTTTAACTATTAAAATAGTTGATCAAAAATTTGTTTTATAACAAATAATGTTATATCTTTGTATTGTAATATTTGAAACAATGACATTTAACATTCAACTAAAAAAAGAAGATAGTATATATGAAGCTTATTTAACTTATATAAATCCTATATTTGCTCAAAATCAATTAACTGATCTGGAAATCAAATTGTTAGGTACTTTTATGACTATAAAAAATAAGTATAAGCACCTGGATGAAGAGAATTTAAATAAATTATTGTTCCATAAAGAAACTAAAAAAAGAATTAGAAGCTTTTTAAATATGAAAGAAGCTGTATTTAACAATACTACTAAATCACTTAGAGATAAGAATTTCTTTAAATATGATAGGATATTAATCCCTCTTCCAGAAATAAAAGATAACAAACTAGTAATTAACTTTGTATTAAGTAAAAATGGAGAATAAATATTACATTCCTGAAATTTCAGAATTTCATGTAGAATTTGAACATTATTAAAAGATTACTTAAACAATTAGGTACCAATGGATAAAACTAAAAAAAGACTAATAACTGAATTAAGTATTAAATATTCATTACCTTTTGAAGTGATAGAATTAATTGTTAATAGTCAGTTTCAGTTTGTATCTAATACAATGAAAGAGATGAAATTAACAAAAGAATATAAAACAATATTAATTCCTAAACTTGGTAAATTTGCTCCAAGTCCTAGAAAAATTAAAATATATGAAAATTATAGAAATAATAAAAGCTTATTGGAATTACCTAATGAAACCAAAGAATAAACAATTACAAGAAGAAAGATTAAAGGTTTGTACTCCTTGTTTAAATAATAGTACTCCAGGAAAAATAACTAAAACCTCATTATGTAATAATTGTGGGTGTGTTCTCGAAATAAAAAGTAATAGTCTAAAAAGTAAATGCCCTGAAAATAAATGGAAAAGATAATTAATAATTCAATAAAAATAGAAATTAAAAACTTTCTTCCGGAAGGTTACACATTAACAGAAGGTTCTGAAATATCTATAGTAACTTTATATCCTAAATGGTTAGAATATAAATTTAATTATGAAGCAGACTTTAAAAAAGAAATAGAATTTGATCCTCATGAAGATGATGATTTTTTAAAAGGTAAAGCTTTAAAAAAGAAAATGGTAGATGGTTCTATTTTTAATATAGAAGAAGGAACTATAAGTATTAAAGATATTTATGGTATTTCTAAAACAATCAAGGCTTATTATAAAACAGAAGCTGATGAGAAGAAAAAAAGAAAATCTTATACTTATGAAATTAATATAGGAGATTTAATGTTATCTTTTGAAACAAAAGAAGAACAAGAAAGTAAATATAAAATTATAAATAATTGGTTTAAATTAAATAAATAATATGGAAAACAAAATTAAATACACACCATTTGGTAATGGAGTTTTAGTAGTATATGTAGAACCTAAAAAAGAAACTGAATCTGGTATTGTATTACCTGATACTGTTGAAGATAGAGAATCATTAACTAAAAGTGTTTATCAAGGAGATGAAGTTATTGCTATTGGTCCTGAATGTAAACAAATTAAAGTAGGTCAAATAGCTTATTTTAATTTACAAATAATGCCTAAACCATTTCAAGTAGATGGAGTTAAGTATTTATTATACAGAGAAGGTGATATTCACGTAATTAAAGATTAATCTAACTTATGAAAGAAGTTAACAAAGATAAAAGAGTGTTAAAAACAGAACCTAAATTAAAGGTTATATTAAATGAAGAACAAAAAGAATTTGTTAAACAGTTTTATACTTATGATGTATGCTTCTTACATGGTGACTTTGGTTCAGGTAAATCATTAGCTGCTGTACATACAGCTTTAACAGCATTTAGAAAGAAGCAATATAATAATATTTGGATTACTAGACCAATGTTAAAAAATAGTTTAGCTGCTTTACCTGGAACTTTAGAAGAAAAAATGGCTCCTTATACCTTTCCAATTATTCAAAATATGGAAGTTTGTCAAGGTAAAGAATATACTGACAAAATGCTTAAAGATGGTGAGGTTAAGATTATGCCTATTGAAGTAGCTAAAGGTTGTTCATTTATAGATGCTGTAGTTATTGTAGATGAATACCAAGATATGAATTATCAAGACTTTAGAACTATCTTAACTAGATTATCTAAAGGTAGTAAAATTATATTTTGTGGATCTAAAGAACAGATAGATAAACAAATAGCAAAGAATAGTTGTATATTTAATACAATAAGATTAGAAAATTCTGGATTAGTTGGTTATATGACTTTAAAAAGTACACATAGAAATCCAGCATTAACAGATATTATTAACTTTTTAGAAAAAAATGGAAAGTAAAAAATTAGAAATATTAAACAGACTTGCTAAAGAAGGTCATATAGATTTAGCAGAAGCTTTAATATTATTAGAAACTGAAAAGGAATATGTTTATATTCCAAATAATAATAATCCGTGGCAATCTATACCTAATATTAATCCTCCTAATATTAATCCTCCTTATACTAATCCTTGTACACCAAATGTACCTGACTGGACTTATAGATCAGGATTAATTACTTATAGGCCAAGTACAACTGCTAAAACTGATTTCTTTTCTCCTATTTGTAATGGAAGTCAATGTAATTCAACAATGTGTATCTGTAAAAAATAAAATATGAAACTATTTACTTTAGCTAACAATTATCCTATTATATCTCCAGAAGCATTATTAATAACTGATTTTGCTAATATTTGGAATAGAGATAAAACAAAAGATAAATCTGTAGCTACAAAAGAATTAGCTTATGTTTATTTCTTATGTGATTATAAAAGTATTTATAATACTTATCCTTCAGAAATAAAAGAAGAAAGAATTATAGAAGATGTATTTAAAGGAAAATATAAACCTGATAAATTAGTTCTTGTAGCAATAGATAAATTTAAAGAATTAAATAATACTTTTAATATGAGATTTCTTCAATCAGCTAGAAGAGCTCTTGAAGAAAGTATGGCTTATTACAATAATGTTGATTATACTTTAAAAGATACTAAAGGTAAATTTATTTATAACATTAAAGAAGTAACTAATTCAATTAAAGATTGTTCTGGTGTATTAGATACATTAGATAAATTAATAGATAAAGTTAGTAAAGAACAACAATTAAAAGAATCTAAACAAAGAGGTGGAGGAGAGGGAGGGTTCTTCGAGTCCAAGTAGTTGATTATGAATAAAGTAGAAAAAAGATTTATAAATAAAAGATTTGGAAAATTAACAGTAATGAAATTTGTTGAATATAGAAAAGAACAAATTTTAAAAAGTGGATTGATAGATTAGTTAATTTTCAAAATAATAAAATATGAATAGAGCTGATGTATTAGAATGGACTGCTGCTAGACAACATTTTGAAGAATTTGGTACTTATACTAAATTACTTCCTGGTAGTGTTGCCTGGATTAGGTTTTGGGAAGAAGAAAGAAAGAGATGTAGAGAAGGTTATCATACTGGAAGAGATTATATTCCAGGGTATTTTTATGATTACCTGAATTACAGCCCTATCTTAAAATCACAAGAAATTAATAAAGAGATAGTTATAGCTGATACTATTGGTCAAGTTCAAGCTGAAAGGGTTGAAGGTTTTCCAGATTTTTGGGATGGTGATTATGATTTTTTTGGTTATTTAGATGAAGCAGAAAAATCAGGAGAACATGCTTTTATGGGAGGTAGTCGTGGTAAAGGGAAAGAGATGCCTAATTACCAACCTGTTAAAACATTAACAGGAGAAGTAAAATTAGGAGATTTAAGAGTAGGAGATAAAATATTAGGAAAAGATGGAAAAGAAACTACAGTATTAGAGATATTTCCACAAGGTATAAAAGATATTTATGAGTTAACTTTTTCAGATAATAGAAAAGTAGAATGTGGATTACATCATTTATGGTCAGTTATAGATAAAAATGGTAAATATAAAATTTTAACTACAGAAAAAATACTAGAAAATTATAAATATAAACATAAAAAAACTGGTTATACCTATAAATATGCTATACCAACAAATGATTTGATAGAATATGAAGAAAAAATATTACCTATTGACCCTTATATATTAGGTTGTTTAATTGGAGATGGAAGTTTAACAAAACAAACTCCAAAAATATCTACAACAGATAATGAAATAGTACAAGAATTTATAAACAGATTGCCTGATTATAATATTAAAAGAGATATTCACAGTTCTAATTATACAATTACCTATAAAAAAAGATTTGATAAAATAGAAACTGTTAAATATGAAAATGGTAAATATGGAGTTAATCCTTTATATAGAGAAATTGTAAAATTAAATTTAAATAAAACTTGTTATACTAAATTTATACCAAATATTTATAAATTATCTTCTAAAGAACAAAGATTGGAATTAGTAAGAGGTTTATTAGATACTGATGGTTCAATTTCTAAAAATGGAGAAATAGAATTTAGTAATAGTTCTATTCAATTAATAGATGACTTAGCAGATGTACTAAGAAGTTTAGGAATAAATTGTAAAAAATTTATTAAAGAAAAATCAGATAGTAGATTATACATATATACAAATCAGGAAGTATTTAAACTTACTAGAAAAAAAGAAAAAATTAACCCTTTAAAAGGGTGGAATAAAATTTCTATAATTAATATAGAGAAAAAAGGTTCTACTGAACAAACTTGTATAATGGTTGATAATGATGATAAATTATTTTTAACTAAAGATTTTATTGTCACTCACAATAGTTTTAAAGCTGGTAGTATGTTATGTAGAAATTATTATCATATTGAAAAATCTAAATCTTATGCTTTTGCTTATTCATTAGAATTCTTAACAGGTGATGGTATTATTACTAAAGCCTGGGATATTATGGATTTTAGAGATACTTATACTCCCTGGGGTAAAAGAAGACAGTATAAAAATACTGATTTGCATAGAAGAAGTTCTTATCAAGAAACTGATTCAGCTGGTCTTAAAGTAGAAAAAGGTTGGAAATCAGAAATTATTGGTGTAACTGTTGGAGATGATATTGATAAGTTAAGGGGTAAAAGAGGTAAACTAATTATACTTGAAGAAGCTGGTAATTTTAGAAAATTGCATAAAGGTTGGAATATATTAAGACCTTCTATGGAAGATGGTAAAAGTACATTTGGACTTATATTAGGTATAGGTACTGGTGGTTGTGTTTGTGCGGGTACAAAAGTTTGGGACAATAATGGTAATTTAATTAATATTGAAGACTTAAAACAAGAAAACGGAATATTAGGATATGATGGAGAAAAAATTTCTAAAGAATCTATACCTTGGTTACAACCTCCTACGTCTAAACAATGCTACAAATTAACTACTAACACAGGTAGAACATTAGAATGTAGTGAAGATCACCCTATTTTATATGTTAGTAGTTGGAAAAAAACTGGATATACAACATCATTTATAGAAACTAATAAACTAAAAATTAATAATAAAATAGCAGTTATAGAACAAGTTAATTTATTTGGAAGTAATAAAATGTGGGAACCTAGACTTATAGGTTGGTTAATAGGAGATGGTACTTATGGTAAAAATCAAACTGTTAGACTTTCAAATTGCGAATCTGAAATAAATGCTTACTTAATAAATAATTTAGATACAAAAGTAAATGTAGAGTATATAACAAAAACTGGTAAAATATATCAAGAGAGAAGAATAAAAAATATTAGACCTAAATTAAAAGAATTAGGAATATTAAATCAAACTAAATTAAATAAAAAATTACCTACAAACATACACTCATATACTAAATCTGATATTTGTGAATTAATAGGAGGCTTATTTGACACAGATGGTTATATTTCATACAGAGAAAATAAAAAAAGAAACACTAAGTTAGTAGAAATAAGTATCTCACAAGCTAGTAAAGATTTATTAAAAGAAATTCAATTATTATTACAAAAAATAGGAATACATGGAGTAATAAGAGAAAGAAAACCTAGAATAAATAATCCTATAGATAAAAATAGTTGGTATGAATTTACAATATGTGACGGAAAAAGTTTATTAAATTTTTATAATAACATAACATTAATTGTTAAAGAAAAACAAGAAAGATTAAATAAAATACCTGAGATATATTTAAATAAAAAAAGAGGAGTAAAAGCAGATAAAGGTATAAGATTTGAAACTATTATATCTATTGAAGATATAGGAGTTAAACCTATATATAATTTAGAAGCTGGAATAACGCATACTTATATAGCTAATGGTATAATAACACATAATACAGAGGGTGCAGCTTCTGAGGGATTTGAAGAATTATTTAGAAATCCTAAAGCTTATAAAATTTATCCGGTTACTAATAAGTGGGAAGTTGGTAGAGAAAATACTAATATAGCTTTCTTTTGGTCTGGAGCTGTAAATTATACAGGAGCTTATGATAAAGAAACTGGTGTTAGTAATATTGAATTAGCTACTCAATATATAATGGATGATAGAAAATTAGTAGCTACTGGTGCTGATCCTCATGCTTTAACAAGAAGAAAAGCTGAGATTCCTTTAACACCATCTGAAATGTTAATGAGAATTTCAGGTACTCAATTTCCTATAGGATTACTTAAAGAACAAGAAGCTGAAGTATTTACTAAACCCCATCTTTATAAAGATTTAGATTACTATGTTAAATTTGTATTAGATCCTGAAACTCAAAAGTTTAAAGCTGTAAATGATTTAGAAGCTACCCCATTATTAAAAGCAGGACAACAAGATAATAAAAATATGCCTGGAGCTTTTATTATATATGAACATCCAGTTGAAGGTTCTCCAATAGGTAGATATGTAGCAGGAATAGATAGTTATGATTTTGATGAATCAACAACTAACTCTTTAGGTTCCATGTTTATTGCAGATTTATTTACTCAAAGAATAGTAGCTGAATATACAGGAAGACCTGATGCATATACATTTTATGAAACTTGTAGAAGAGGTTTATTATATTATTGTAATGCACAAGCTAATATTGAAAATGCTAATAAAGGTATATTTGATTATTTTGATTCTAAAAATTGTGGATACTTAATAGCAGATACTTTAAATATTGTATCTGAATATAATGAGTCTATTAAAGCTAGAACAGGTACTACAAGAAAAAGAGGTTTAACTCCTAATGATAAAATAAACGCTTATGCTAGAGGTATGATTGCTCAGTATTTAAAAACTTCTACTAATAATCCTGATAAACCAGAAGAATTATTTGTTCATAAATTTAGATGTTTACCAGCTATTCAGGAAATGATTAATTGGAATCCTGATGGTAACTTTGATAGAGTATCAGCTTTAGGTTGTTTAATATTAATAATGAACGATAGATTAAAATATCCTATTGAAGAAAGATTTCAAGTAGAAGAATTAGATGAATTTTTTACACGAAATTTTAAACCTAAACAAGGCTTTAGCTATACACAAACTGGATTAGTTATTCCTAATTGGTTAACTGGTACTTAATATTCATATATTTGTAATAAATTTAAGAGAGATCTATGGATTTTTCAACATTCAAACAATTACCAAGACAAGCTATACCTGATTCTCAAAAAGATGAACAATGGGGTAAAGACTGTGTTGATGCCTGTGAAGGTTTAGTTTTACTATTTAATGATAGAATTAGAGAATCTAGAGCCAACAAACAAAATAATTATAATCTTTATAGTGGAATAATTAATCCTCAAGAACTTGAAAAAATAACTAATCCTTATAATTTACAAGGACAAACTTTTCCAGCTTTTCCTAGGAATATTCCAATTACTGAACCTTACTTTAAAAAGTTATTAGGTGAAGAATATAATAGAAGATTTGATTGGTATTTAGCAGTAATCAATGAAGATGCTATTTCTACTAAACAGGAACAGCAAAAAGAAATGATTAATCAAACTGTAGTAGAATTATTACAACGTAATCAAAATTTAACTCCAGAACAATTACAAGATCCAGAAGTAGCTAAACAAATGGAACAAGAAATCCAAGCTAAATTAGATGATGTTATGTCTTGGAGAGAAGAAAGAGAATTAGCTGGAACCAGGATATTAGAATATTATACAAGAAAATTAGATTTAAAAACATTATTTAATAATGGTTTTGAAGATGCTTTAATTTGTGGAGAAGAAATATACTGTGTTGATGAAGTTAATAAAGAACCTTCAATAAGAAGATGTAATCCTCTAATGACTTATTTTTTAACTAATCCTCATTCACATAGAATTGAAGATTCTAATATAGTTGTTGAAGAACAATATTTACCTTTAGGAGAACTATTAGATAGATACCATAAGTATCTAACTAAAGCTGAAATAAAAGAATTAGAAGATAATAATTTTAATGGAGGAACTCAAATGTCTTCCAAAAATAATATTATAAATTATGGGCAAGCTGTTTCTTGGAAAGATCCTGATGTAGGATTATTTGTTGGACCTAATGTTAATAATGCTTCAAATGATTTTAATAATTATAGAGTATTAAGATGTGTATGGAGATCAATCAGACTTATTAAAATTCTTCATTATTTAGATGAAAATAATGATGAACAAACTACTGAAGTTCCTTCATCTTATAAACCAGATAAATCATTAGGGCAATGGACTGAAGATATGGCTATTGGAGAATTCTGGGAAGGTACTAAAATTGCTAATAAATATTATGTTAAAGTACAACCTAGATCAATTCAATTTAGAACTTTAAATAATATATCATCTTGTCAATCAGGTTATATAGGTTCTATATATAATACTAATGGTCAAAAAGTTTATTCATTTATGGATAAAGTTAAACCAGATCATTTGATGTATATAACAATGGCTTATAGAACTGAAATGGCTTTTATGAAAGCTAAAGGTAAAATAGGTTTATTAGATAAAGCTTTAGTTCCTGATGGTATGAACATGGATATGTGGTTATACTATGCAGAGATTATGGGTTGGGCTGTTATTGATTCCTTTAAAGAAGGAAAAAAAGGTGCAGCTATGGGTAAATTAGCTGGTAACAATGCTTCAAGATCTGATTCAATTAATTTAGAATTAGGTAACTATATTCAACAACATATTGCAGCAATGCAACAAATTGAAGCTAGACTTGAAAAGATTACCGGTATTAATGATGCTAGAAGAGGTAATACTCCTTCCTCAGCTGGATTAGGTACTACACAATTAGCTCAACAAGCTTCTTATGAAACTACTGAATCTTATTTTAGAGTACATGATAATGTTAAATTAAGAGTAATTGCAGCTTTATTAGAAACAGCTAAATATTGTTTAAAGAATGGTAATAAAACTTTTCAGTATATCCTTTCAGATTTAAATACTGAAATCTTTACAATTGATGGAGAACAATTCAATGAAACTGAATTTGGTATTATTGCTTCTGATGCTTATGATGATAGAAAGAGTTTAGAAACTTTAGAAAGAGCTACAGAAATGTCTATTCAATCTGGTACTATTGATGGTGAAGAATTATTAATTGTACTTTCTAATAATTCATTCTCATCTAAAAAACATAAATTAGAAAAGATAACTAGAGATAAAAAGAAACAAGCTCAAGCTAATATAGAAGCTGAACAAAAACAAAACCAAGCAGCTCTTGAAGCTAGAATAAAACATGAACAAGATTTATTACAATTAGAATACTATAAAGTAGAACAGGATAATCTTCAAAAACAATTAGATAGAGAACAAGAAATTTATTTAGAACAAATAAGATCTTTGGGAATGGATGAAGGTTCTAATATTGCTGATATTGAAGGAGCTGCTGCTAATGCTTTAAAACAACAAGAGATTAATCTTAAACATTTAACTGAACAATCTAAATTATCTATTGCTGATAGACAAAGAGATCAAGATAAACTTCTTAAAGAAAAAGAACTTGAACTTAAAAAGCAAGAATTACAATCTAAAGAAAATATAGAGAAATCTAAATTAAAGCAAATTGAAATTCAAAATAAAAATCAAATAGAATTAGCAAATAAAAAAGCTGCTTTAGATAAACAAATGATGGATAAGAAAATCCAATTAGAAACTATGAAAACTAAAGCTGCTATAACTAAAGCTAAACAAAAACCTAAAACTAAGTAATTATGTTAATACCAAAAAGTTTTGAAATATTAGGACAAACTATAACTGTTGAATATAGACGAACTTTATATAAAACAAATAAATATATAGGTTTATGGATACCTGGAAAAAATAAAATATTATTACAACAAAGAACTAAAACTTATGAAATAACAGATGAACAAATAGAACAAACATTTTTACATGAATTAACTCATGCTTTATTAACAATAATGGGTTATGAAAATTTATCTAACGATGAAAAATTAGTTGATTTAATTGGACATGGTTTACACCAAATAATTAAATCAGTTAAATACTAAAATTAAGTTAAGCTATACAGAATAATTAAATAAAATAAAAACCCTTGCAAATATCATAAAACTATATGATCTTTGTACTAATAAATTAAACATGGCAGAAGAATTAGATTTTTTTGACAAACTAGACGGAATTACATTAGATAAAGATGGTAATAAAAAACCATTAGAAGTTAATGACGATAAAGAAACTGAAGAACAAAAACAAGCTAGACTTGAAGAAGAAGCTAGAATTAAACAAGAAGAAGAAGATAAAAAGAAAGCTGAGTTAGAAAATCAAGAAGATGAAGAAGATACCGATGATTCTAACAACCCTGGAAATCTTTATCAAAGTTTAGCTACAGTAATTAAAGAAGATACTGGTTTATTTACAAATTTTGAAAAACCAATTGAAAAAGCAGAAGATTTAATTGAAGGAATTAGATTTGAAGTATTAGAAGGTATTGAAGATTATAAAAAATCATTACCTCAAGATTTTCAACAAATGCTTGAAAAATATGAATTAGGTTTAGATTGGACTACAATTAAAGAACTTAAATCAAATGAAAAACAACTTAATGCTATAAAAGAACATGATATTGAAGAAAATGAACAAATAGCTAAAGATATTTTTATTGCTGGATTAAAAGCAACTACTAAGTGGAATGATGCTAGAATTCAAAAAGAATATGAAAAAGCTTTAGATTTAGAAGAGGTAATTGAAAGATCTAAAGAATTTTTAGAAGATTTAAAAAGAATAAATGCTGAAGATGAAAAAAATCTAATAAACAATTTAAAAGAACAAGAAAGAATTGAGAAAGAAAATTTTCAAAAAACTTTAAAAGAATTAAAAGATTCTATTTATGATAATAATGGTATTATTCCAGGATTAAAATTAACAGATAAAGAAAAAGCAGATTTATATGCTCAAATGACTAAACCTGTTGCTATTGATAAAAATGGTAATGCTATTTCAAAAGTAGAAGAAGTAAGAGCTAAAAATCCAATTCAATTTGAAAAGACTTTAAATTATCTTTTGATGAAGGGTGTTTTTGATGAAAAACCAAATTTTGATTTTATTGTAAAAAGTACTAAAACTCAAACTTTAAAAAACCTTGAAAAATTAGCTCAAGAAGAATTAGAAAGAAAAACTAGTGGTAAAGCAAGAAGAACAGAAACTAGTAATTTAGCAGATTCTATTTTAAACTCATTCTAAAATCAATATAAATAAAATAATTAAAAACAACTAAATAAAATAAAATGTTAAGAATATCAAACTTACAAATATCAGAACCTACTAATTTTGGAGGTCTTGTTACAGAAGCTAACTTAGGTTACTTGTTAGAAAATAACCCACAAAAAGCATCTAATTTAATTACCCAATTGTACTCAATGGATATGGGTCACATGGATTTACATACCAGGTTATCACAATTTCCTGTTAAGTATTTCAAAACTGATGATGTATATCGTTGGAAATTAATGGGTCCATCTGAAAAGAATATCCCTTTGTTAGAAGCTCGTTTATCTAAAAATGGTTCAGCTTTAACAGCTAGCTCTACTGAAAAACCTGGATTAGGTGCTTCAAGATTTTGGTTGTTATTTCCTGAAAGATATTTCTTTGATACAGAAATGATTGTAGGTGAACAAAATGAAAAATATATTGTTAGGATTATGGATGAACCAATTGTAGAAGGTGGTAACACTTATCTATATGAAGTAGAATTTGTAACTAATGATTCTAATGCTTGGTTCCCGGTTGATGAATTAGTTGCTGGTAAGCGTTTCTCTAAAGAAGGTAATGCTGTTGAAAGAACTATGAGTTCTAAAGGCGGTCAAGATACTTATGTAACTCCTTTTGAAATGGAGAATTCATTTACTTACATGCGTAGAGAATTACATGGTGCAGGTAATATGATTGATAGACCATTACAATTTAGTTTTGTTGGTATTGATGGTAAAACTCATAATACTTGGACACAATTCCAAGATTGGGAATTTGAAAGAAATTTCCGTTTATTAAGAAATAGAGCTTTGATGTTTGGTCAACCTTCTAAAACTTCTCAAGGTACTCATTTGAATAAAGGTAAATCTGGTAACTATATTGAAACTGGTGCAGGTTTAAGAGCTCAAATGGATCCTTCTAACGTAGCTTACTATAATAAATTATCTGTAGGTTGGTTAACTGATTTAATGTTAGGTTTATCAGTAAACAAATTAGCAATGGATAAACGTAAGTTTATTATGAGAACTGGAGAATGGGGTATGTATAACTGGTCTAAAGCTTTGGAAGATAAAGCTTATGGTTGGGAAAGAGTAACTACAACTAATATTAATAACATTAGTAGAGTAGTAGATAATACACGTATTACTAAAGGTTCTGGTAACTCTTTAACTTTAAGAGGTCAGTTCTTGGAATATATTGGTCCAAATGGTGTTGAACTTACTGTAGAAGTAGATCCATCTTATGATGACTTAGTTAGAAATAAGATTATGATGCCAGGTAACAATGGTTCAGCTGAATCTAACAGATTTGATATTATTGACTTAGGTACTGAAAATGGTGAACCAAATGTATGTTTAACTGCTCCTGAAAATTTCTCTGAAATTATGGCTTATATCCCAGGTATGCGTGATCCATATTCAATTGGTAACAAAAAACCTAAGATGATTGTAACTCCTAAAGATGGTTACGAATATCATAGAATGGATATTTTCGGTGTAATGATCAAAAATCCAACAAGATGCTTACAAGTAATTCCTTCAGTTTTAGCGTAAGCTGAAGGATTATTTTAAAATAAATTTGTTTATTTCAAATAAAATACTTATATTTGTAGTAAATTAAAAACAAAAAAATGGATTATAAAACATTAAGAAGTAAGAAGTTAATTGTAAAACCAGTAATGACTAGAAGTTCATGGCTTAAAAAAGGTCATGATGGGGAACACTCTTATACTAATACGAATAAAACATTTCAAGCTAAGTTAGGGTCTAATGGTTATATATTAGACCCACTAGCTTTTATGTCACCAGAAGAAAAAATTAGTTTTGCTTCTGAAATTAGAATTAAACCGGAAGAATTAAGTGTATTTGAAAAAGAAAACATTTTTACTAAACATTCTGTAACAATTAATAAAAATCAAAAAATCATTGATTGTACAGATCCTTTACAATTTTTAGATTTTCTTATATTACAAGGTTATCCAAATATTATTAAAGCTCCAGGAGCTGCTGAAAGACCTACTCAAATTTTTGAAATAGTAGATCAATCAGAATTAGATGCTGAAAATGCAGTTAAAGTTAATTTCAAAGTAAAAGCTACTATGGAATTTGCTAAATTAGAAGGTAAAGCTAAAAAGTTAACAAATGTATTATTAGTTTCAGGTAGAAACAATATACCTAAAAATGCTACTGTAGAATGGTTAACTAATGAAACTTATAAATTGATGGAAGAAAATCCTAAACAATTTTTAAAGTATTTAGAAGATCCAATGTTTGATTTAAAAATATTTGTTAATGATGCTTTAAATGTTAAAGCTATTACCAAAGTTGGTAAAGATGAATATGAATTAGCTCATACAGGTAGAATTTTAGGTAATATGAAAGAAGTTTGTGCTTACTTTGATAAACTTGAAAATCAAGAAGATAAATTAATTGTTCAAGCTAGAATAGATAGTAATAAGTAATAATGACAAGACAGGATTTTTTAAATGAATTTTATTTAAAATTAGACAAGATAGCTAGCCTTGCTCTTCCTGGATATGAACCTGCTGAGATAGCAGCAATAGCTTCTTATGTTCAAGAAAAATTAGTACTAGATAAATATAATTCTAAAACTAATGAAGGTTTTGAACAAACAGAAAAAAGAACAGCAGAATTGGGTGAATTGGTTGAAAATATATTATTGACTCCACTAGCTTATAATCCTGCTTTAAATGTTACAAATGGTGTATTTGTTAGTTTACCTAACATTTATCCAACAAATGTTTTTTGGCTACCTATATATGAAGAAGTTACTATTAATAAAAAGTGTAACAAAAAATATATTAAAGTACCAGTTAAAGAAATAACACATGTAGAATTAAATCAATTAAGAATTGATCCTTTTAATAAACCATCAATTAAACAAGATGGTGGAGTATTTAGATTAAGATTTAGTGATTATCAACATGAACTTGTAACAGATGGAACATTCAATGTATTAACTTATCAATTAAGATATATTAAAAAACCACAAGATATTAATTTAACAACTAATTTAACTGCTCAAGTATCTGAGTTATCAGAATTTGTACATGCAGAATTATTAAATAGAACAGTTGAAGAAGTATTAAGAGTTATTGGAGATCCAAGAATACAAGTATTACAAACACAAGAATAAAACCCAATTATTAACAATAAATCAAAAATAAAATGATCGCAAGTCAAAATCAAATTAAAACATTATTACTAGGTGATAACATTGCAATTGGAAATCTTCCAGCTTCAGGTACACAAGTATCTCCTAGTAATTTACCAGTAGGTGCTGTTGTATTAACAGACTCAGCTGGACAAAGAGTAGTAGCTTCTGGAATAAGTGCAGGAGCAGGTAAATATGTCTTAGTACAAAGTCAAGGTCCTTCTTTACCTTTAATTAAATCAGATGTAATAGATTTTAGCACAGCTACTATTACTTTTAAAAACCATGTAGCTCCTAAAGAACAAGTTTCTTATTTAGGTAATGTTGGTTCAGGTTCTCTTCAATTACCAGCTGCTTTAGCTTCTGGAGCATCTAAATCATTTTATGGTTCAATTGATGTAATTGATTTTAATGTTTCTGGTAATAGAATTATTAAAAAAGAATTCAATTATTTTGCTACTGATTCAGATACATCAACAACTATTGCTGCTGGATTATGTAAAAACATGATTAATAATGTAGCTAAAATGGGTGAACCATTTTATAAAGCTGAAAGAGTAGCTGCAACTGCTTCAGTAGCTGACTTTACTGGAACAGCAACTCATTTAAAATTTACTAAAGGTTCTAATGTAGTAGCATTTGTTGATTCAACAGGAGCAGCATCAACAGGAACTATTGCAGTAGGAGATGTATTAAATGTACCAACTACTAGTGCAACTTCTATTAGTTTTACTTGTATTGCAACTGTAAATAATACATTAACAATTGGTGATACTATTTATACTGAAACTACTGGTTCAACAGCAACTACAAATGCAGCAGCTTTAGCAGCTCTTATTAATGCTGGAACTCAAGCAGTAGCAAGTGTTTCTTCAGCTACAATTACTGTAACTTTAAAAGATTATGTTGGTGATACTTTATTTTCAGCTTGTACTTCAGCTCCAGCAGCTTTAGCAATTACTTATGTAACTGGTGATTCAACTCCAGTAAAATATATTGCAGCAACAGCAGCTTCAGCCGCAGCTACTTTTACAATGGATCTTCCTTGGCAAGGTAATACAGGTTATGCTGTAGGTGGTACAACTGCTGCTTCTATGACAGGTGTTGCAACTTTAACTAGTGCTCCTGCTTCATTATGGGGTATTAAAGTAACTGGTAAACCTAAACAATATATTCCTCAAGTAATGAGAGGTTTTGAAAAAGTTAGATTTACCATTAGTCCTGGTGATAATTTTTCAACTGTAACTTGTCCAGTAACTAATTCAATTGCTGCTGTAGAAGGTAAAGGAACTTCTTTTCAAATTCAAGAGTTAGAAAGATTTTCTCAAATGAATCAAGGTAATAGATATACATCTTATAATCCTCCAACTCAATACATTTCTAATGCTATTGCTTATGGATTGAATTTCAATACATTCTCAATTAGCTTTAAAAGTAATGCTAAACATGGTGTAGTAAATGACTCTCAATTTCCACAAGAATTAGTGATTGTTGCTGTAGAAGGAACTAATACTCAATTCTCTGATTCAACAGATGGTATCTGGACATTGTTACAAACTTTATCTGGTGATACATTTACAGCTTGGGCTTAATAAAATAAACTGAATAATAATTCAAAAGGCTATTAGCTTATAAAATAGCTAGTAGCCTTTTTTAATTTAAATAATATGGCTTTAAAATTAAATACAGATATATGTGCTAAAAACTGTAAGTATTTTACTTTTACAGAACTTACTGGAGCTTATAATGTTAATACTAATACTACAGGATATGGTACTCCAAATCCAGCAGTAAGTGATGCTACTTCAGCTGTATTAACTGTAACTGATCCTGATGGAACTGAAACAGAAATAGATTTATTTGCAACTTTTGTATTTCCTAATTCAACTGATTCAGGTATTAATATTCTTAATACTCAATTAGGTTATTTACAAGCTGAAAAATTAAATACTGGTATTTGGGAATTTACTTATAAAGTTATTGTTCCAGAAGGAACATATACTAAAACTAAAAAGATTTTAGTTGCTTGTAAAATAGAATGTGAAATTGAAACACTTAAATTACAATTAATTAATAATTGTAGTAAAGATGATAAAGAAGTTCTATTTAATAAAATACAAGAACTAGAAATGTTACTAAGTGCTGCTTATGCAGCTGCTTCATGTGGAAACTATACACAAGCTGAAACTTTAGTAGAATCATTAAATGATTTTATTGAAAATAATGATTGTAATTGTTCTTAATATGGAAAATAAATTTATAAATTATAAAATAATATAAATATGTGTTGCGATTGTAATGATATAGATATAAATACAGGTGATAATGGTTATAATGGGTGGAGTCCTATCTTAGCTTTAGTAGAAGGTACTTGTGATGGTGATGATGTAATAGTTCACCAACTAGTTAGCTGGACTGATGGTACTGGTACAAGACCTGATTTTAATGGTCATATAATGACTGATACTTGGTTAACAGCTAATCCATTATATTTAGGATCAAGTGGACTAGTAGAAGATATATGTGATGCTACTAATTTAAAACCTGCTGATGGTGCTACTGGAGCTACTGGTTCAACAGGTGCTACTGGAGAACAAGGAGAACCTGGAGATGCTGGATGTGATCCAACTATAACTATTACAGCTCAAGTAGAAGGTTCAAACCCTTATACTGTAACTGTAACTCCAAATTTAGATGATCCTTGTGCGCCTAGTTATAATTTAGAATTTCCAATAGACATATTTACTAATAATCCTGATTTAACTACAGCTATAGAAGATGCTGTTCAAGGAGCTTTACAAGTAACACCAGTTATAACACCAATAAGTACTATAACACCAACAAGTACTCCACAAGTTAGAGTTACTAGTTCTAGTACATTTACTTTAGATACAAGTATAGGGGGTTTATATACATCTTATACATTATTAGGTAATAAAATGACTTTAAGTTTTAGATTTTCTATTGTTACAATTACATCACTCATGAATACAATTACAAAATTAGAATTAAAAATACCAGGTTCTAAAACTTCACAAAATGCTAATGAAAGCAATGCTATTGGTTATCATAGAAATTCTATAAGTGGTACAGTAATGACACCAGTAATATCAACTAATAATGTAGATACATCTTATTTAGATATAACATTTCCAATAAATCCAAGTGGTACAGGCCTAATTGCTCTACAAGGAGAACCTGTAACTTTTCAAGGACAAATAACTTTTACAATTAACTAAAATGATAGAAATAGCAATAAATTTTTCAGGAGCTACAACATCTATACCAGATCCTAATTTTAGAGAATTTTTATTAACAGGTAGTGGTACTTTAGCAGCTAATTATACTATTAGTGCTACAGGTACTTTGTTTACAGGGAGAACTCATATATTTTATTTTAAAGGAACTGTAGATAAAGCATCTTATAATTTTAATATATTAGGTACTAATTTAACATCTATTCAATTAAATAGAGAATCTACAATTACTGCTGTATATAATGGTACTAATTGGGATTTAAATATACAACCTAATACTAAATCTATAAATTGGATTAATCCAAATGATTTAATGAGTGGAGGTAACTTAGATGTTATTAATATACCTGTAAGTTTTGATTCAGGAGAAATGTATGAAGTAGAAATACCAATGCCTTATAGTTGTAATGTAAATATTATGTTCTTTAGAGTAACTAAAGATTTTGCTGCTACAGATGCAGCAACTATAAAATTATACGATGGAGTAACTCAAATGGGCTCTACAATGACTATACCACTAAGTACTGTACAAGGAACAGGCTTTCAAACTTTTATAAATTATGCTTATACAACTTCAGGTATCTATAGTACTATAAAAATAGAACCTGCAAAAACAACAGCAGGAGGACAGGGTATTTTATCAATAATAGTAGAAAGAGTTTAATATGGAATATACACAACAAGAAATTAATAACTTTTATTCTAAATATAGTTGTTGTTTTGCATCATTAGCTACTGATTATATAAATAGTTTGGCTATTGGAGCTTTTGATTGTGGACAAAAATTAAATAAACTTTTACAATTCAAAAGTTATTTAGATATTTTAAAAGATTATAAAGTTGATACTAGTGTTTACTATGACTGGACTTATACTGAATTTGCAGTATCTTTTACTCCAGACATAAACACTTTATTTAATATTTTTATAGGAGGTCAAGAAGTTGCTTCAGATTACACTCCTGAAGAATGTAATAACTATCTAATAGGATTAGGATGGGAATACAACTTTAATAATAATACGGATGATGGAACTTTTGCATTAAAAATACCTACTTACCTTTTAATACCTTATACTGATGAACAGGATACTGTTTTATCAGCTCCTAATGATGTAATATATTTTACTACAAATTACGATATTACTCAAGGTGTTAGTCTAGGACATTACTCTCAAATAGACTATACAGAAGAAGAATTAAATTGTATAACTAACGATGATTTAGATTCTATTCTATTTTGGTTAAAACAAAATTGTTTAACTGTAAAAAATAAACCAACTATTTCTGAAATAGAATGTGAAAATACTGCTGAAGATGAACATATATTTCAAGTTAATCAAACAGTAATAATTCAAGCCGGTGATTCTATTGAAGTTGAAAGAAATGGTAATACTTATACTATTAGCAATCCATTACCAGATCAAGAAGTAACTATAACAGCTGGAGCTAATATAACTGTAACAGGTACTTATCCTAATTTTACAATAACTTCTAGTGGAACTCCTAGTGGAGGTACAGCTTGGGGTGCTATAACAGGTACTTTAACTTCACAAACAGATTTAACTAGTTATTTAGCAAGTAATTATTATCCTTTAAGTTCTAATCCAGCTGGCTATTTAACTAATAGTGATATATCAGCTACTAACGGATTAACAGAAAGTCCTACTAATACATTTAAATTAGGTGGGTCTTTAATTGAAAATACAACTATTACTTCAAGTACTTTTTTAACAACTTTTACAGGAGCTCCAGCATTAAAGCCAGAAAGTTTATTAAACTTAATTACTACTTCTGGACAAGGAAGTGCTTTGTCAATAGACGCTTTTAAAGATGGTATTGTACTAAGCTCTGGTACATTAGGATTAAGAGTAAATTCTAGTACAGTACCAATATTTGCTTTTGGTACTTCATATTCTTCTTTAACCAAAACGGGTACAGCTACTTCTACTGTAGATATCATACTATCATTAGGCAGAAACAATACTGGTACTTTAGCATCATTACAAAATAGTGGTGTAGCTCTTGCTTTTAGTCCAGGTGAAATGTCAAATAACTCTTTACCATCTAATAGTTTTATTGAACTAATATATGAACAGCCTAGTAATATTAATACTGAAACTAAATTTAGATTTAGACCTTTAGGAGCAGCTACTAACACATTTGGTTATAGTTTAGAAACTTTTGGAAGTGGAAAATTAAAATTACCTGCTTATGGACAAACTCCAGCAAATTTTACAGGTACGGCTATTAAATGGTTAGCTGTAACTTCTAGTGGAGATGTAATTGAGGTTAACCCTCCTAGTGGATCAACTACTTGGGGAAGTATAACAGGAACTTTATCATCCCAAACTGATTTACAAACAGCTTTAAATACTAAAGAAAATTCTATAACAATAGGTACAACAGCTCAATATTGGAGAGGAGATAAATCTTGGCAAACACTTAATAAAGCAGCTATTGGATTATCTAATGTAGATAATACAAGTGATAGTACAAAAAATAGTGCTTCAGCAACTCTTACTAATAAACGTATAACAGTTCGTACAGGTACTACAACAAGTTCTGCTACACCTACTATTAATACAAATAATATAGATTATTATAGTATTACTGCACTAGGTACAAATATAACATCAATGACTACTAATTTAAGCGGTACACCTACAATAGGACAAACTTTATGGATAGCTATTACAGATAATGGTACAGCTAGAACTATAACTTGGGGAGCAAGCTTTGAAGCATCAACAGTAGCTTTACCTACTACAACAGTAATAAGTACAAGGTTAGATGTAACTTTTATATGGAATGAAATAACAAGCAAATGGAGGTGTGTTAGAGTAGCATAATGGGAACATCAGCATTTATAATATCTCTAATGAAAAAATAAAACAATTATTATTAAATTTATAATTAAATGAAAAAATATTTAAAATTTTTATTTACAAAAAGACCTTGGGCTGTAATAGTTAATATATTTGTATTAGCGTTTTTAACAGTAGGATTACCTAGTTATAATAATGGTAGTTGGGAAGTACATAATGTATGGGATACAGAAGAGATAACTACATCTGTATTTCTAGCTTTATTTGTACTAACAGTAGGAGTAGCTAGTTTATTTCAAGTATATGACGAATTTGTAAAAAATTAGTATGAATAAGGAATTACTTGGAATTATTATAACAGCAGCAGCAATTTTAGTAGGTGCTATTATTGGCAGTTACATAGCATCTAAAATATTAACAAATCAATTACATGAGTCTCTTAAAAAAATTGGATTTAAAATACTGGCTATATTTGCTATGTTTAATATATTTAACGACAGCTCTAATGAAATGCAGGATAACAACAATATCAACAACTCCTAGTAAAAAACAAATCAAAAATACAATTAAGTGTAATAATTAATTAATATTTAAAATGAATATGATTTACCATTATCAAGATGAAATAATCAATTTTTTAGAAAAATCCTCTGAAGTATTCGGATTAGATAAAATAAATATTTATGTACAATTTGTAATTATGGTTTGTACATTAAGTTTTTTAAATTTAGGTGAGAGTACAAAATTATTTATAATTCCTGCAATAGAAAATTATCCAGTGATACAAACAATATCTTTTACAATAGGTCTTATGGCAAAATTTTTTACAGGATGTGTAGGAGCCATAGCTACATTTAAATTTGTAAGTGAGGTTAGTAAAAAAATTACTAATAAATTTAAAAAATAAAAGCAATGGATAAAATAACACTACAAAGAATAGAGTTGCTACATCCAAAATTAAAACAAGAAGCTCTTGAGATATACAAAGAAATCTGTAATAAATTGACTAATGGAATTCAATGTAGATTTACACAAACTTTAAGAACTAATAAAGAACAAGATGAACTATATGCTATAGGCAGAACAAAGCCTGGTAAAGTAGTAACTTGGGCTAAAGGAGGTGACTCTTATCATAATTACGGACTAGCTATAGATATTTGTTTATTAGTTGATTTAAATGGGGACGGTATTAAAGAAGCTTCTTGGGATACATTAAAAGATTTTGATGGTGATCATCAATCTGATTGGAGAGAAGTAGTGGAGGTATTTTTAAAATATGGTTGGGAATGGGGAGGTAATTGGAATAAGCCTAAAACAGATACCCCACATTTTCAAAAATGTAAATTTAGTATAAAAGAATTACAAGAAAAAATAAAGAGTAAAAAAGTAGATAGTAAAAATTATGTAGAAATATGATAGTTATATATAAAATAACAAATCCAAATAACAAAATTTATATAGGTCAAACAATTAATTTTAAAAGGAGATGTTATAAAAATTTGGAATTCTATATCAGAATGTTGTAAAGAAAACAATTATTCTAAAGGTAATATAATAAAAGTATGTAAGAGCCACATTAGAAAAGATGGTTCTAGATGTCTAACAGCATATAATTATAAATGGGAATATGAAAAAGAATAAATATGAAAAATATAAAATTTTAGGGTTAGTATTAAAAGCTATTTTTGGAACTTTAGGAACTAGTTTAATATTAGAACAAAATCACCCATATTTAACAATTATAATATTATCTATAGGAGCAGGAGTTAACGAATTACTATCTTATTATAAAGATAAAGAATATAAAAATACACACACAAAAGATGAAAATACCAGTATATAAAAGGGTCTTAATAGTATTTACAATATTAATATCATTAGTAGGATTTAACAGCTGTAATTCATCAAAAAGAGCTACAAAACAATTTTCCAAAGCTGTAAATAAATACGGGCAAAAAGAAGCAGCTAATTATATAATATATACTTATCCTGAATACTTTAAAACCATTACAAAAAAAGATACTATATTTCATGTAGATACTACTTTTATAGCAGAAAAAGATGGGATTATAATTGACCCAATTATAATTCATGATACTATTTTTATTAAAAATAAAGATTTTAGTGTTAATATAAATAAGAATACTGGTAAAGGTACTTATAAAATACCCGCTGATACTATTATAATTCATGATACTATACCAGTAGAAGTTAAGGTGAATTGTCCTGATGCTGATATTTTAGCTTTAAAGTCTAGTAAAGAATATGAGCTTTGGCTTAAAAATGTTAATCAGAAAAGAAATGCAGCTTATTTAATATCTTTATTTCTATTAGTTATTTTATCAGGTTCAATCTATTATAACTATAAAAATTATAAAAAATAATAACAAATCTAATTTAGTAAATTATATTTATATAATATCCATAAAATATCCATAAAAATATTTGCTAAATTAGATTTAATAACCTACATTTGCAAATATGGAAATAGATTTTACAACAGCATTTGAATCTTGGGATTTTGTTTATACTAACAAACAGAGTAAAATTCATAGTGGAATCTATGTAATCTTTAATAATATTACTAAAAAATTCTATATAGGAAGTTCATATAATATAAAAAATAGACTTTATTGTCATTTTTTTAAATTAAAAAGTAATAAACATCCAAATGTACATTTACAAAGATCTTATAATAAACATGATAAAAGTGTTTGGAGTATAGGAATTATAGAATTTTGTAATGAAAATATTTTAATAGAAAAAGAACAGTACTATTTAAATTTATATAAATCATTTAAAGATACAATTGGTTATAATATTTCACCAACTGCAAGTTCTATTAGAGGTTTGAAAATGAGTCAAGAAACTAAAGATAAGATGTCTAAAGCTCAAAAAGGTAAAAAGAAAAATAATTTTAGAAATAAAGAAGTGTATAAATTTGTTCATAAAAATGGTACTATTGAGGAATTATCTGCTTATGAACTTACAATAAAATATAATTTACGAGGAGGTAATGTAGGTAAATTAGTATCTAACAAAGTAAATCAAGTAAAAGGCTGGTATTTAAATAATATTAAGCCTTTTATTCCAGCTAATAAATTAAATATAAATAAAGAAGCTTTATTAAAAGAATATGAAAATATTCATACTTTTGCAGATACTATAAAATTATGTAAAAAATATAAATGTTCATCTATAAGTTTACGAAATTATGTAATTCAAGCTAATAAAGTTTTAAAAGATTTCAGTAAAGATAGAAACAAATATAGAAATTATTGCTTTAATTGTAAAAAATCAAAAGGTACTTTTAAATTTTGTGAAGATCTTTTTATTTGTACAAATTGCATAATATAAATATTAAAACATGAAAATAACTCCAACTCTAAATGAGCTTTCGTATAACATACTCAATCTCGTAAAAACGAAAACTACAACTCAGGAACCAATTAATTTAAGTCAAATTAAATTCAATATTCTTGGTGTTAGAGCTTTGTTGATTAAACAAGATTTTAATAAAAATTATACACCAGATAGTTCTACTATTCAAACACTTAAATGTGTTGATGTTAAATTAGTAGATACTGCTGAGTGTGGATATATAACTACCGGAGATAAAATACTTAGAACTGTTAATAAAATACCTTCAATAGTTGAAGCTAATCATAATAAATTATTAACCAGAGTTGGTCCAGTTGGAATTAACTTAAAACCTTTTAGTATAATTCCTTATTCAAGAGTACCTTACTTAGAATATAGTCAATTTACTTCTAATAAAATTTCATGTTTTTTACATAATGGATATTTATATTTTTTAGGTAAAGATATTAATAGACTTAAAAAAATTAATATCCAGGGAATATTTGAAAATCCTGAAGATGTTGCTGAATTTACTGATTGTTCTGGAGAAAGTTGTTATACTGATGATATGGCTTTCCCAATTAAATATTCAATGATTCCTGTTTTAACTGAAATTGTTATAGATAAATTTATGACTAAAAATCAATTTATTGATAGTAGTAATAATGGTAAAATTGATCCTGTACAAACTAATAAAGGCGAATAGTGAATAATTTGGATATACCAAAAAGAGGTTTAAGTAAAATTAAAGGTGATTATAAATCTATTGACTTATATAATTACTATAAATCATTAATTGAAAAAGGTTCTAAATATGATATAAAACAAAAATTATTTAGTTCTATTATTAAAGATTTTAATGAAACTTTATATCAAAGAGAGATTGTATTGAATAATCATGAATTTACAATACCTTGTAGATTAGGTACTTTAAGGATTAAACAATTTAAAAGAAGATATAAAATTGATGAAAATAATAAGTTAATAAGTAAATTAGCTTGTAATTATAAAGCTACTAAAGAATTATGGGCTAAAAATCCTAAAGCTAAAGAAGATAAAAAACTTATATTTCATGAAAATTCACATTCTGATGGATATGAATTTAGATGTCATTGGTCTAAAAAGAAAAGTAATACTCCTTGTAAATCTTTTTATCAGTTTATACCATGTAGAACAAATAAAAGATTTATTAGTGAATGTATTAAAAAAGGTATTAACTTAAAATTTTATGAATAATGTTTGTAGATAAATATGTATCAGTTTTTCAGATTATTGGTAATGTCATTAGAGATGGTGGTTATGAACAATCTGATTTTATAGAAGATGATTTAATACAATGGTCTGCTGAAGCTTTAGATTTAATAGGAGTACCTACACAATATTTAGATAAAGTAGCTTGTTTAACAGGACATAAAGGTAAATATAAATTACCTGCTGATTGGAAACAAAGAACTCAAATAGCAGGATTAACTCCTGCTGGACAATTTCCTATGAGAGAATCTACAGGAACTTTTCATCCTATTTTTAAAAATTGTAAATGTACTGAAAATTGTAAATGTTCTGTTAATGAATCTTATGCTAATTTTGAAACTCCTATTTCTTATGATGCTAATGGTAATCCGGTTATAAATTTTAGTAATGCTTATAATGTAGCTTTTAATAAAGATTTATATATAGGAGGAACAGGTAATTCTTTTCCTATAGATGCTACTTATAAGATTAATGATAATTATATAATTACTAATTTTGATAGTACTAATTGTAAATTATTAGTAGCTTATAAATCTTATCCTGTAGATGATTGTGGTTATCCTATGATACCTGATGATATTGCTTATAAAAAAGCTGTTCAATCTTATATTATAGAAAGACTAGATTATAAAATGTGGAGAAAAGGTAAAATCTCTGAAGCTGTTTATAATCAATCTGTTAAAGAATGTTCTTGGTATATGGGTAAAGCTAATGAACATGGACATCAACCTTCTATTGATCAATTAGAATCTTGGAAAAATCAAACTTTACAATTATTACCTAAAATAAATAGACATGCAGGATTTTTTGAAAGATTAGGAGAACAGTCACAAATGCCTTTAGGATCAAGAGTTAAGAATGATAATACTAATTATTATTTATAATGAATCAAACTATAAATACTTTTACTAAAGGTATAAATCAAGATTTAGCCAAATCTGTTTATAAAGAAGGTAATATCCTTGATGGATTAAATATTACTTTACTTACAGATTTTGGATTAAGTTCTATTGTTATACAGAATAAGAAAGGTAATAAACTACAAGTAGAATTTCCTACTCAAATAGCTGCTAGAACTTATGAAACTACAGGTGAATATCCTGTTACAGTTCCTACACAAGTTAATTTCATACCTATTGCAGGAATAGAAATTAATGACGTGTGCTTTGTATTTACTACTAGTCATACATTAAATAATACTAATGATAAAGGTTATCTTCAAATATGGAGATTTACCTTTGCTTTAAATGATGAAATTGTTAATGCTACTAATGGAGTATTATTAAATGATTTTGATCATTTAATGTATAATAGATACTTAAATATTGATTTAGATAATAGACCTAAAGTAGTAGGTAAATATGAAAATCAAAACTTTGCTAGATTATATTGGGCTGATGGTAGAAATCCATTAAGAACAATTAATACAATTGGAGCTTTATCTGATATTATACAAACTCCTGTAAGAACTTTAGATATAGTAAGTGAGGCTAATTTAGATACAGCTGTTATTAGTAAATTAGTAACTGGTGATTTACCTGAAGGTAAGTATCAACTAGCTTATAGATTATTAAGTAAAGCTGGAGTATTAACTAAATTTAGTACTTGCTCTAATTTAATAGATGTTATAGAAGGTGATGAATATAATTCTGAGTTAGATTACCCTAGAAGCAATGCTATAGAATATTCTACTGATAAAGAAGCTACTACTGATACTAAAGAACTAAAGAGTTCTCAAAAAGGTATTGAATTTTATATACCTAAAGTTGATAATGATTATCAGATGATCCAGTATGCTTTAATATATTATTCAGAACCTAATATTCCAGAGATATATGTGTATCCTTATAAAGAAATATCTTTATATGAAAACTTAAATGACAGTTTAACTCAATTATATGATGATACATTTTTATTAAATCTAGATGATTTTAATATTATGTATGCACCATTTGAGAAAGTTAAGACTCTAGATATTAAAGAGAATACATTATATGTAGCTAATACTACTAATACTGAATTTAAAGTTGATTTAGATTGTAGAGCTTATAGATTTAATCCAATACAACAAGCTACAACTTATGAATTAGATGGAACTACTAATACATTTACTTCAGCTAATTATCCTACTAACTTAAAGTTAGATGTGATTAATCCTTATAACGATGATAGTGGAACTATATTTGGTTTAAATCCTAGTGGTACTCCTGATGATTGGTATAATAACCAACAATATAAATATAGAGCTGATGGTGTAACTCCAGGAGGCTCTGGTCCAAATGTACAATATACTTTTGGAGCTACTCAATTAATTGTAGATACTAATAGTAATTCACAATCTAATAAACCTCCTTTTATTAAAACTGAAGTAGATACAAGTAACTTGTTACAATCTGTACCTAATCATGTTGTTAATAATAATGGAAGTTTTAGTTCACTTAAATCTCCTTACAAAGCTAGTTGTCAAGTATCTTGGCAAAGAGGTGAGGTATATAGAATGGGTTTAACTTTTTATAACAAAAAAGGACAAGCTTCTTATGTTAATTGGATAGGTGATATTAAGATGCCTGATTTTAATGAGTTTAATAATTCTTATTCTTTACTATCTAATTATAATACTGGTAAACTTACAATGTATTCTACTTATGTAGATTTTGATGTAACAATACCTCAAGATTTAGCTGAAGAAATAAGTGGGTTTAGAATAGTTTATGTACAGAGAGAATCTAAAGATAAGACTAGATTTGGTACAGGTATAACTGGAGGATTTGAAGATTTCTATAAAGCATCACAAAGCTTAATATCAGAAGATGATATTATAGCTGCTATATGTATGTTTGTAGATAGTATTGTTAGGAGAAGTGTAGATAACCTTGTAGGAGGTAATAATGCTGGTGAATTTGATCCTTTCAATATTAAAGATAAAATAGCAGATAATGTTGTATTAGCTTTAAATAGATTTATAATTGAAAAGTTAAAAGGTTCTTTTTCTAATATAGAAAGAAAGACTAATCCTGAATATATTGCTAATATGATTGGTAGTATTTTAGAAGGAGTAGTAAATAGTAAAGCAGGATTCTTAGCAGCTTTTACAGGAGCTGGACAGATAATTAAATTATTTGGACCAACTATGATAGCTACTATTAAAAATGCTATTGAAGAAAAAGCTGGAAATGCTTTTGCTAAAAAAGTAGCTGGATTACATAAAAATGTATTATCTCTTGGTAAGGGTTTTGCTTATAGTAATATTAACTCACCTTATGGTTCTGGTACAGTAGGATATACTATATCTCCTATTATAGATTTTGAAACATATAAATATAGAACAGGTGATTTTTTAAGACCTATTAATTACTTTGGTACTAATGATAAATTAATTAATGAAATACATAGAGATACTACAGTTGGTATATTTAATCCAATTGATAGTTCTGCTTATATTAGAAAGTGGTATAGTGGAGGTAATTTCACTTGGAATACTATTGCTGATAAAGATTCCAGAAGAATTAAAATAAAAAATCAAAAAGTTTTAAAAGCTGGTGAATTACTTGGTAGTGGTTTTGATAATATATTAACTTATGCTCCAAATTCTGATGAATTAGATTTTATTATATCTAATAGTTTTATAAATGAAATACCTGAAGTAGATGCTAGTGGTAACATTATAAGTTCTACTAATACTCAAGTATTAGAAGATTTACAAAAGCTTATAGATTCTAATGCTGGATTAACTATAAATCCTGCTATTGTTACATTATTTATAATGACTTTTGGTAGAGGAGAAAAAGTATTAGGTATAGGAGATAAAAAACATTTATTTTTTACTGATGTAGAATTTGGAGAGAATGGTGTATTTAGATTAGACTCTGAAAGTGTAGCTGATGATGAATCAAACTTATTTAATTTAGTTAGTAATCAAGCATTAGATTCTGTTAGAAATGTTGATTATAAAGGAGATTATACAGTTTCCTATAATAGAACTAATAATAGAAATCAATATAATGGTATTGGATATACTAGTAGAGCTAATAATACTTATATACCTGCTAGTGAATTTTATAGTTTAATTACAAGAGAAGGTAATAAATCTTTTAATATTAAAGCTAACTTAGGAGATGCTTATGTGGGAGCTTATGGAGCTGTAAATTACTGTTATTATTATGAACAGATAAAACCTGATGGCTATCAAAAACCAATCAGGACTAAAAAAGGTTTGTATGAAATTTTTCCTTGTGAAGCTGATTTTAACTTTAATTTAAGAGAAGGTCAACATGTAATTAATAATCTTAGTCCTGATGAATTAGAAGAAACTACTGAATTTAAAATAGATGAAAAAAGAAGACCTATTAGAAAATTCTTTAGAAACTTAGCTGAAAAAATAACTAAAGTTAAATTAGAACCAGCTAAAGATGTATTAAGAACTAAAAGATTCTTATTATCAGATTTTGAGTTTAATGAAGTATTTAATCAAAGATATAATATTAATACTTATTTTCCTCAAAGCTTATTATATGAGAATGAGGTAGATGAATATACTAATAGAATTTGGCACTCTAAAAGAAAAATAGATGGCGAAGTAATTGATAGTTGGAGAGATTTCCAATTTGTTGATTATATAGATGTAGAAGGTACTCAAGGCCCTATTAAAGAGATATTAGTTAATAAAAATAAATTATTCTTCTATCAAACTAATGGTATAGGTATTGCTTCTACTAATGAAAGAGCTGCTGTTACTTCTGAAGGAGGTCAAGTAGTTTTATCTAATGGTAAATTATTAGCTAGATTTGATTATATAACTAAAGAAACTGGTACACAACATCAGTTTAGTGTAGTTAATACTAATCAAGCTATCTATCATTATGATGGTAATTTAAAGAAACTTTTTAAATTGGGAGAAGATTTAGAATGTATTTCAGATAATTTAGGATTATTTAGTAAACTAGAAACTACAACTAATCAAATAAATCAGTTAGATTTGACCTTACAAGGTTTCGGAGTACATGCTATATATGAACCTCAATATCAAACAGTTTACTTTACATTCTTAAATCAAAATAATAGTGAAGATAATTTTACATTAAGTTATAATGAGAAATTACAAGCATTTGAAAGCTTTTATAGTTTTAAGCCTAAATTATATTTTAGATTAGATAATAAATTATTTAGTTCTAATAATGTTAGTTGCTATTGGCATAATAAAGGTAATTATGGAGAATTTTATGGTGTATATTATCCTAGTTTAATTAAATTATTAACTAATGAAAATCCTACTATAACTAAAGTATGGGATAATCAACAATTTCAAACTGAAATATATGATACTAATGGACTACTACTCAACCTTGATACAATAGATTTTATACAACATACAACAGAAAACCAAGATACAGGTGTAATAACTCTTATACCTCAAACTAACATTAATAAAGTAGAAAAAGATTGGAAGTTACAAATACAAAGAGATTTAGCTAATGCTACTTACTCTACTTTATCTAAACCTAGATTAAGAGATTTATACTTACAAACTCAAATAACTTTTAGTAATGAAGATAATAAGAGATTTATATTACACCCAATAACAACATTTTATAGACAATCAATACATTAAGATATGCCACAAGATAACAAACAAAAAACTAAAATATATAAAGATAAAAAAGAATTTGATAAAGCTAATAAGGCTTATACTGATAGTTTAGGTTTGTATAATCAATATTTAGAAATTTTAAAAAATAGGACTTATAAAAATATATCAACTAGTGTTATTGTTGATAGTTTGCAAAAAATAGTAGATTCAAAACCTTATTACAGATTTGATGAAACTTCCTATAAAAAAGATTTGAAAAAAGGAGTTGATAAGGTAAAGAATTGGGAAAGTTATATATATGATGATAATATTTTTTCTTCTTATGATAGAAGTAAAAAAGATAAAGAAACTTCAGAAAGAATATATAAAAATGAAATAGAACCTAAATTTAAAGAACAAGAACCAATAGAACTAGAAAATGGAATTATTAGAAAGTATGATGATGCTTTTGAAGGTATTGTAGATAAAAAAAATTATATGGATACTTATCCAGATGGTTCTTATAGAAGTTATTATAACGGTAAATTAAATTATATAGGGAATCCTAACATAAAACCTATAAAAAATAACTATTTTTCAAAAGGTAAAATTGAAAAATCTAATAGTATAACAACTTCAAGTTTAAGTACTGAAAAAATTAACAATAAACCTGTAATAATAAAAGAAAAATCTAATAAAGTTTATCAAAATTATTATAATCCTTCTGAAATAATTGAGGAATATAAAAAACCAACAACTAAACCTATATTTGAAGATAAACCTATATTTGAAGATAAACCTAAATTAGAAAAAATACCAATAATAGGTTATAAATCTAATAATGATTTTAAAGCTCCAGATAAATTAGTTGGAGGTATTCAAACTATTGATTATAAACCAAGATACATAGATACTAGAACTTATACAGGTGCTAAAAATTTAGAAAAAATGAAAAAACCTACAGGTTATGTTAATTCAGGAGATAACACTGGAAGACAAGAATTTCAAAATGGAGGACAATTAGGTTCTACATTAGGTTCAATAGGAGGTATGGCTATTGGAAGTATTATAGCTCCTGGAGTAGGTACTACTATTGGAGGTATGTTAGGAAGTAAAGCTGGTAACTTTGTACAAAATCAATTTATGGAAGGTGGACCACTTTCTCAAGTACCAGAAAATAATAAATTAGTTGATATAAAAGGAAACCCCCATTCTAAAGGTGGTGTAACTTTAGCTAATGGAAAAGATGAAGTTCAAGGTAAAGAAACTATAGTAAAATATAAAGATTCAAATGGCCAAAAACAAAGTTTTGTACTTTCTAATGATATTATGTATAATAAAATACAATCATTAGCTGATAAAAGTAGAGCTAATGCAAAAAAATACTTTAGAGATAATGATCCAATAGATGCTAAAGCTAGAGAACTTGGAGATAAAGAATTAATTGAAAAAAATTTAACAGCACTTAATGATAATAATATGAATTATAATAGTTTTATGATGTATGGAGGTAAATTAAAAAAGAAATATATTTTAGGAGGTGGTTTAAATCTTAATCATCCAATGAGTGATGATAGAGAAAATATTGAACTTAGAAAGAAATATGAAGGATTAACTACTATTCCTTCAAAAGGATTAACTAATATTAATAATGATCTTCAAATAGCTGGAAAAATACAAGCTATTCCTGATATTCCTAAAACACCTAATATTTCAAATTATGAAAATCCTCTCTCTAATAAACCTAATTATGGTAATATTATACCTCAATTAGCTGGAGATGTTTTTAATATTGCACAAGGTTTAAAAGGAGGAGATCCTGTTGATTTTCAAAGAGTTAACCCTTATTTAGCTAGTCCTAAATCAGCTATTGCTTCTATGAATAATACTACAAGTACTTTATTTAATAGTGCTAAAAATGCTATTAGAAATAGTGCTACTAGTTCTGGAGAGTATTTAGCTCAAATGAATAGTTTAGCTGGTGCTGCAAGTTTAAAAAGAGGTGTTGGAATAGCTGGTATTAAAGCAGAATATGATAAAATGAATACTGGAATTATGAATCAAACTAGTTTCCAAAATGCTGGTATTCAAATGCAAGAAGCTGATGCTAGACAAAGAGAAACTGATGCAGCTAGGTCTACTGTTTCAAAAGGCTTGTCAGATCTAGGTTCTAAGATAGGTTCAATAAATAATGAAAAAAGTTCTAGGAATAATCAAAAAGATTTAGTATCTTTGATGTCTAAAAATGGATATAAATTGACTAGAGATGCTAATGGAGAACTTGGTTTTGAAAAAAATGGAACTTATACTCCTTGGGAAGTAGCAATTCAATCAGTATTTAAATAAATAAAAAATGAGATATTTTAACGCAAGTAGTCAACCTTATGTATCAGATTTTGTACCTCAAAATCTAGATTTGATATATAAGATGCAACAAGATATGGTTAATGAAGATAATGCAGCTGCTTTAGATTTAGAAAAAAATAAAGTAGCTTTTAATATACAAGCTGGTCCTGGTACACAATTAGCTGCTCAACAATTAAATCAATTGTATAATGCTGAAAGTAATAAAATAGCTGCTGAATTAGCTTCTGGTAAATTAAGTGGTAAAGATGCAAGTTTAAGAGCTAAAACTTTATTATATCATTTTGCAACTAATCCTGAAGTTAAACAAGTTCAAAAAGATGCTACTTATAATGAACAAGTAAATAAAGCTTTAGCAGATTCTCAATTTCAACAAATGGGAATAATGGATGCTTATGATAGAAATACTGGTAAAATTAAACAATTAACAGGTATAGTTGATGATTCAGAATTAGCTCAAAGATATGGAGTCACTTTACCTGGAGATACATTTAAAGAACATAAAGATTTATTTGATGCTGTAAAACCTCAAATAACTAAATACTATAATGATCCAAATTATGAAACTACAGTAGATGAATCTGGTAATTTACATACAAGATCTGTTCAAACTGGTGAAGAAGTTGAATTTAAAAGTAGAGATCAAGTAAAACAAGCTTTATCTGAATATATATTAAAAGATCCTAATGCTTTAAATAAACCTTCATTAGTATATAATAAAAAGTATCACGAATTAAATTTTCCAGGTTCTAAATATAATCCTCAAGATGCTTTGGAAGATGTTTCTAATGCTTTTGTAGGCTCATATAGAACTAGTAAAGAAATTCAAAAATTAGGAGCTGATAAAATAACTAAACCTGGAAGTAGTGGTTCAAGAAGTGGATCTGATTCATCTTCAGATGATTTACCTAATGATATATATAATATGTTAGAAAATCTTGAAAAAAGTAAAGATGGGTCATCATCTATTGATAATAATACAGCTGCTAGTGTATTAGGAGGATATTATGATAAAAAAGAAGGATATTCAATTATACATATAGATAGTGAAACTCCTACTTTTTTAGCAACTCCTAGAACTTTAACTGGATTAAATAATGATCAAGAAAATGTAGAATTATCTAAAGCTATACCTTATCAAATTAAAATAAATAATTTAAAAAATAAAGCAAAAAAGGTTCTTGAAGATTATAGGTCTCAAGGAAAACAATACATAGATCCAAATACTAAATCACAATATTATATAGATCCTTCAGGAATAATTCATGAAACAGATATTAATGGTAATAAGAAAAAATTAACTATAGATCAATTTATAATTACCCAAGAAGAATATAAAGCTATTAATGAATCAGCTAAACAAAATGGTATTAATATAAATGATCCTAAATACAAAAAAACTTTAAAAACTTCTAGTCCAAAAGAATTAGAATCACTTAATAATATTGCTTTAGCAATTAATTCATTAGAAGGAGAATTTAAATTTAATACTGATCCTAATTCTAAAAATGTATTTAGAGGAGATGATGGTAATCTTTATATCAAAGGTTATGTCACATTAAATAAAGGAGAATTAGAAAAATTAGAAGGATTTGATTTAAGTAAAGCAGTAGATTTAGGAATTGTAAAAAAATTACCAAAACAAGAAAAAATAGGTGATATTTATGTTGATCAATATAAAGTACCTATGATTAGAAGAATTGAAGGTAATATTAAAGATATGGTATCTAATCACTTATTAAATAAATATGGTGAATCTGAATATACTAAAAAACAAATTCAAAGACAACAAGATCAAGTATTAAATAAAATACAAGAATTAGATGATAAAAAAGAAGCTAAAAGTATTATTAAATTTTATAATACTGATTTAAAAGGATTGCTAGCAGAAATTAAAACTAACATAGAAACTATATTACAAGATAATCCTGATCTTATAAATAAATTTAATCAAAAACTACAAGAAATTATATTAAGCAATGAAACTTCTGAGAAAAAAGCTCAAGCCTTACATTTATTACAATTAAATGCTGAAGCTTCAACAGGAGATCAAGAAGCTGTAAATAAATATAATAGATTTTATGAAAAATATAATTCTAATGACTTGGGAAAGCAGAAAGAGGAATGGATCCAAACTCCAGCCAAACCTCTAAAATAACTTATACAGGAGGAGTTAGAAGTGAAGGAGGAACAGGACCAATAAAAAGATTTAATAATCCTAAAGAAGCTTATAATGATTTATATAATGATATTCATAAAAAATTAAATGGAGGTAGCTCTTGGGTTAAACCAAATTTACCAATAATTCAATATATAGAAAAATTTGCTCCAAAAGAAGATAATAATAATCCTGAATCTTATACTAATACAATGATAAATTATTTTAATCAAAAATTAAAAAATAATAATAGTACATTTAAAGTAGATAAAGATACAACTCTTGGAACAATAAAAAAAGAATTAATAGCTGCTAATTTAGATCCTGAACATATTTTTACAGAAGCACATTTACAAATAGAAGATCCAAAAGTTTTAAAAAATTTAAATAAATAAATAATGGGAATATTTGATCCAGTAATACCAAATAAAAATAATAAAAGTACAAGTTTATTTACACCAATTGTTACAATTGATAAAAATAATACTAAAGAATATATAAATCCTTTATTAAAAGATTCTTTTGAACCTTCTAATATTAATGTATCTAATTATGATACTAAATTACAAAGTGAATTTACAGATGCTATTAACTCTTTTAGAAGAGGTATTGACCAAACTCAAATATCTAACTATCAAGGAAAATTAGATTCTTATCAAGAAATTATTGATAATAATGTAGATAAATATAATCAATTAAATGAATTATATAAACAAGGTAAATTAGATATTGGAACATTTCAATCAGAAGTTCAAAAAATAAATGAAGAAAATTCTGAAGCTTATAATCAAATAAATTCTTTTCAATCTGATATTGAAGATAATAAAGTAGAAATGCAAAATGAATATGTTTCTAGAATTTATCAAATGAAAGAAGCTATGGTCCAAGCTAAAGGAGGAGATGCTGGTTTATGGGAGTCTTTAAAATATACAGCTCCATCAACTATAGGTAGTTCAGCTTCTTTAATGGGTCAACAATTAGCAGCTACTTTTGGTACAGGTTTTATTAAAAAATTAGCTGTAGCAGCAACTGAAGGAGCTGTTGGAGGACCAGTTGGTGAAGCTATTGCATTATCAGCAACTTTAGGAACTACTATTGGTTTATTAGCTAATAGTAGATACCAAGAAACAATGGCTGAAATTGGAGGTCAATTAGAACAAAATCAAACAAAACTTTTAGAAAAATGGATGCAAGAAAATCCAGGACTTGAACCTGATGATGAAGTTTTAAGACAAATCAGAATTCAAGCTAGAAAAGGTAAAGATGAATTATTTAAAGAACAAATGATGTTAGCTATCCCAGATGCTATTGAAGCTACATTATTACCAGGTTCTAAAATATTAGGTTCTTTTAAAACTGGTAGAAAAATAGAAAGAGCTGTTGATGGTATTACAGATTATAATAAAATTAGTAGAACAGCTACAACATTAGGTAAAACTTATACTGGTTATTTAGGTGAAAAATTTGAAGAAGGTTTTCAATATGCTTCTGGTAAAAGACAAGAATCTAAAGCTTTAAATTTAGGATTATATGAAGATAAAAGTTTCATGGCTAATTTACTAGCAGATAGTTATGATACTGTAAGTTCATTATCTTATGGACCTTGGGGTACTTTACAAAATAAAGATGGTAGATATTCTCAAGATAAAGAATTTCAATTTGCTGAACAATCAGGAGGTTTATTATCTATATTACCTGGTTCAGTAGCAGCAGCTACAAGTATATATAAAGATATAAATACTTATAGAGAAACTAACAAAGAATTACAAAAAGCTGGAGTAATTAATTCAGAAGATAAATTTTTTAAATTAAAAGATCAAATATATAATAAACATTTTGATAACAATACTATATTTTACTTATTAGAAGGAGTTAGAAATTTAGGTAAACAAACTAATGAAAAAGGAATTCCTTATTTAAGTGAAATTGAAGTTCAAACTGAAACAAGAAATATTAAAGAAGCTTTTAATAAATATTTAGAAGTATCTAAACATATAGAAGATATTGTACCACAAGGTAAATTTAATATTAAAAATTCACCAGAACAAAATATTAAAATAGCTGCATTAAAATCAGAATTATTTCATAGTTCTATGAATTTAACAAGATATGCTCATAAATTTCCTATTATAGAATCAGTAAGTAATATCAATAATTTAATTAAACATAATGAAACTTTAATTAAAGATATAGAAGATAATTTAAAATCTGATTATACTGTAAGAGAAATATATAATTTAAATGATAGATTATCTTTAGCTAAAAGTAAATTAAATCAATTAACTGAATTAAAAAGACAATTATTATCAGGTGCTGATTTAAAAGAAGAAAATATTCCAGAAATTAATTCAATAGAAGAATCAAATAAAAATAAAGAATATCTTATTAATGATTTAAATTTATCTGAAAGTAAAAAAGAATATGATAATCTTTTAAAAGTTAAAGATAATGAAACATTAGATACTTGGTTTAATAATTTAATTAAAAAAAATAAGTCTAAAAAGAATATAGTAGAAAAAGAAATAAAGAAAGAAACTTCTGCTGAAATTAAAAACTTTGCTCAAAGAGTTTTTAAAGGAGAAGTTATTAGTTCTGAAGCAGATCAAAAATTTTATATGGATAATATAGAAAAAATTGATAAAGAAGTTCAGAATTTAAAAAAGAAAGAAGCACAAGAAGCTAATAAAAATGCTAAATTAAAAACTATTAATGAATCTCAAATTAATGAGTTTCCTACAACTCCACCTAAAGCTGGTAAAAAAGCTTTAACTCCTTTTAAATCTGAAAATGGTTGGGATGGTGTAACTTTTTTTATTAATAATGCTAAATATGGTATTAAATCTATTGATGGTAATAAATACACTTTAAAAAATATTAAAGATAATTCTGAAATAGTTTTAACTTCAGAAAATTTAGAACAATTTGCAATTAGAGAATTAACTCCTTCACAAGATAGATTTTATAGATATACTAATAAGTTACAAAATCTTGCTGGACATAAGTTTTTACCAGTAACTAAAAAATCTAACCCTGAAATATATGAATATCTATTAGCTATTCAAGATAATGAATTAGATTTTGATAATACTAATGCTAGACAAAATGATAAAGAAGATTCTATCTATATGGTATTAGTAGATTCTAATGGTAATTTTATTAAAGTAGATAATCACTTATTATTTACTTATATGACCAGACCTGAAAGAATTGATAAAGGAGAAATACTTTCAGAAGATAGAGAAGCTTTAGTTAAATTAAGAAATGAAATATTAGCTTTACCTAAAGGTTCAATTAAAACATTAGAAGTAACAGGTAAATCAGCAGGTACTCCTCAATTTGAACCTAAAGTTAATGGTCAAAGAATAGGTAAATCTGTTATAGGAACTATTTATGATAATCCAAATGAAGTACAACTTGAAATTATAACTCAAGCTGCTGAAGATAATTATGGTTTCTTATCTAATGGTCAAATAGCTACTATTGGTAAATTATATGCTATTAAAGGTGACTTAGCTATTGATTTAATTCCTAGAGAATTAACAAGTAGAGAAGCTTATGAATTGGCTAAACTATTAGAAGCTAAATTAAATGGTGAAAAAGTTACTGATCAAATAGAAAAACTTATTTATTATGGTGAAGGTACTGGTATTAACAAATATAGTGTATTTGTTAAAGATGGTATGTTACATTTAGGAGAAGATATTACTTTTGATAAAAATACTTTTAATCAAGATATTGTAGAAGAATGGTTATTAAATAATAAAAGAGTTAACTTTAATAATTCTATTCCTTTAGAAAAACAATTTACTACACCATTTAATCCTGAATTTAAAGGGACTTATCAAGATTACTTAGTATTAGGAGATAATCCTTTATTTGGTACAGATTTAAAATCTAAAGGTGATATTCAATTTAGAAATCAATACTTAATTTATAATCCTGTATTAACTCAAGATACTTTACCTAAAAATAAACCAGAAGTTAATACTGAAAACAAAGAAGAAGTTATTAAACCTTTTGAAGATACTTCTTTAAAAGCCCAAAAAGCTGTTATAGAAAGAAGAAGACAAGAAGAATTAAAAAGAAATAAATCTAAAGAAAAATATGAGGATTTTTATTCCTATTCTTCAAATGCCGTACCTACAAAAGCTACTGGATTTCAACATGAATTAAAGGTTAATATAAATAAAGAAGGTAGTAATAAAGTAGCAAGAATAAGTGGAACTGAAGGTAGAAGGTCTTTAGGGTTACAAGATAAGGATTTAGAAACAAAATATAGTTTAGAAACCTCTAATGATGAAATTTTAAAAGATTTTATATCTAAAATAAAGAGAGAACCCTCAATTAAAGAAGTAGATGAAGATTTTATTCTAAATGAGCATTATAATTATTCTATTGAAGTAAATAAAATCAACGCTAAATACGATGCAGAATATGTAGATGCTGTTAAAAAAGGGGAAATGACTAAGGAGCAAGCTATGCAAGCTCTTGAACAAGCAGGTAGAAAAGGTAGTGATGCTTATACAGAANNCAGAATTAGCTGCTTTAGAACAACCTTCAGGTTCTTATACTAAAGCTGCTGAAGAAACAGTTAAGAAAAAAGAAAGAAAACCTAGATCTAGTTCAAATGATTTCAAAGATAGATTAGCTTCAAGAAGTAAAGATAAAACTTTATTGACTAAACAAGAAGAAAATTGGTTTATTAGTCAATTCCCTAATATTCCTATATTATTAGTTAAGGGTCTAATAGATAATAAATCTTTAGGTAGATTCTTAGTTGCTGGTAAAGTATTATTATCTGATCTAGCTACTGTAGGAACTTTATATCATGAAGCTTTTCATACAGTAAGTCAATTATATTTAACTAAAAAAGAAGTTAATGCTATTTATAAAGAAGCTTCTGAAAAAAGTGGTTTAACTGATGAATTAGAACTTGAAGAATTATTAGCTGAAGATTTTGCTGATTATAAAAAAACTGGTAAAATATTAGGTAATAGACCTCAAAGAAATACTATATTTAGAAAGTTATTAAACTTTTTAAAAGATTTATTTAGATTAGAAGCTAAAAATATTCAAGATATTTATAGAAGATTAGATAAAGGTTTTTATAAAAATAGTCAACCATTATCTAAATCTAGATTTACTAGTTTAGATAGAGCTTTAATTGGTAAAAGTGAAAAGTTTACTAAAGATTTATTAGATGGTATTGATGCTATATTTTTTAAAACTTTACATTTAAATAATAAAACTGAAATAGATTCTTTTAAATATGTTGATGCTGCTTTAAATAAAGCTCATGATATTATTACAGGTATTATTAAAGATGATAATTATCCTTATGAAATATCTGAAGAATTACAAGATTATGTTTATGATAATTGGGAAGAAATATCTTCTAAATGGTTAGAAAGAATGAATTCTTTAGGTGCTAAACTTAAAGATTTTGATGTAACTAAAGATTATCAAGAAGATGTTATTATAGAAGAATCTGAAACTATTAATCCAGGAGAAGATAAAGAAAGATCTGGAGAAGCTTATCAAGAAGCTAATTTAAAATCTACTAAATCTCAAATGTTTAATTCTACTAAATTCTTAATTAGAAGTTTAGTACAAAAAAATATTGATGGTTCTGATAAATTAAATGAATTAGGTTTACCAGCAACAGTTGAATTTGGTAAAACATATAATTTCTTATTAAAAGAATTAGTTGGTTTAGGTAATGATTTTAGTAATTATTACAATAAAATTCAAGAATTAAGTAAAGATAGACCTGAATTTCAACAATTATTAGATAAAATATTACCTCCTGGAGGAGCTGTAAGTTTACATCAATTAATATTACAAAATCAATTTTTACAAGACTTTAATAAAAATAAAGCTGTAAGTTATGTAACTTTATATGATGGTACTAAAATTTATCAAGTAGATGCTACTAAACAAGTTATAGTTGATAGAATTAAAGATGTATGGCAATCTACTGTTAAAATTAAATCTGAAATAGATGTTGAGGGTAGATTAATAACTAATGTTAAAAATGAAGGTAAACATATACCTTATTTAGAAAAACTAGGTATTACATTTAGTCCAGAAACTTTAAAAAATTTAGAAGGTAATAAAGAATTTAATGATGCTGCTCAAGCTATAAGAAATTATATTAAAGCTAATGATAATAATATTAGTTTATTATTCTCTGATAGAGAAATATCAGGTAGAATAACTGAATTAGCTTTAATAGAAGCTGATTATACTCAAGATGCTATTGAGTTAAGTTATATGAATTCTGAAGGACAAACTGTATATTCTATTGGATATAATAACTTTTTATCTAATATTACAAATACTATTAATAGAGTAGATAATTTAACTCAGTTATATGCTGAATTACCTCATTTAAAATCAGTTACTGTTGAAGGATCTTTATGGTTAAAAGAATTATTTAATCCTATTACTGGTAAAAAAGTACCTGGAGTTCAAATTAATTTAAGTCTTAAAGATGGTGTTAAAAATAAAAATAATGATGAAGGTATATCTACAAGAAGTTTAACTATTGGAGATAAATTAGTACAAGATATTAATGGAACATTATTTAATGGTTTAACTAACTTTATTAGAGCTTCTGATAAAGCTACAGAACATACTATAAATTTATCTGAATATGGTAAAAATCAAAAATTACCTATTCCTATTGAAGAATTTGAAGATGGGTTTGATATTAAAGAATTAAAAGATATATTTAATAATTATTTTAAATCTGAATTAAAAAGAATTGCTTTATTTGATATTAAAGAATTAGGTAAAAATATTGATCAATATCAAAAAGTAGGAGATAAATGGACTGTATTTTCTTTTTTAAGTGCTGAATTAAAAAAAGAACTAGATAAAGAAATTAAAGATTTAAAAACTCAAGATTTAGCTTCAATTGATTTAAATAATGAATTAGATAAAATAGCTGAGAAATATTTTGATAAAGTAGAACCTGAAGTAATTAAGTTTTTTGATGGTTATTTATTTGAACAATTAAAACAATTTAATGAAAATCAAATTAATTCTTTACAAGGTATATCTTCTGATTTAAATAAATATAATTTAACTACATTAACTAGAGCTTTAATTGTTACTGATATGATTAATTCTATTGAACAAACTAAATTGTTTATTGGAGATATGGCTTTCTATAAAGATTTATTTAAAAGAACTTCAGCATTAACAGGTTGTCTTGGTTATGGAACTAAAGTAATTATGTATGATGGTTCTATAAAAGAAGCTCAAGATATAAAAGTAGGAGATAAATTAATGGGGCCTGATAATACACCTAGAAATGTTTTAAAACTTTGTAGAGGTGTTGAACAAATGTATTGGGTAAGACAAAAAAAAGGATTAGATTATAGAGTAAATGAATCTCATATTATATCTTTAAAACAAAGACCTTTTATTGCTAAATATAAATCTCCAAAAGGAGAAGTAATTACATATACTTATCAAGAAGATGAAAAAATAATAAATTTACCTTTAAAAGAACTTATAAAAAAAGGATCAGGATTTTTCAAACATAATAAAGGTTGGAAAGCTGAAAAATTATTTACTTTTGATACAAAAACTGAAGATATAACTATTGAACCTTATTATTTTGGTCTGTGGTTAGGAGATGGATCTCAAGCTGATCCAAATAAAATAATCAATATAGATAAAGAAGTAATTGACTATTTAAAAGATTATGCTAATAGATTAGGATTAGAATTAACTACTTGTAATATACAACATAGAATTACTTGTGGAGTAAAATCAAACAGATGGTTAAAAAATAATAAGTTATTAAATGAAGCTTACAGATTAAAATTACAAGATAAAAAAACTATTCTGCCTCAATATTTATTTGGTTCAGAAGAAAATAGACTTCAATTATTAGCTGGATTAATAGATAGTGACGGACATTATAAAAAAGATAGTAATTCTTATGAACTAAAACAAATAAGAAGAGAACTATCTAAAGAAATAGCTTTATTAGCTAGAAGTTTAGGTTTTTGTGTAACTGAACAAATAGGTAAAGCTGGAATAGATAGTAGAGGAATTAAAAGACAAGAATCTTATATAATAGTAATTACAGGAAAAAATTTAGAAAGAATACCTGTAAAAATTGAAAGAAAGAAATTCAAACCTTTTAAATCTCCTAGAAATTTATATGTAACAGATATATCTTTTGAAAAAGATATTATAGATAACTATTATGGATTTGAATTAGATGGAGATCATTTATTTCTTTTAGAAGATTTTACAGTTACTCATAATACTAAAGAATCTTCTAGAGTTGATAATGATATAAATAACTGGTTAAATAATATAAGTGAAAATAAAAGATTAGATAAAAAAGTAGCTGATGGTAATATTAATGCTGTAATATTTAATGATTCTAATCAACAATCTGCTTATGTAGAATCATATAAAAAAGCTTTAGTTAATTCAGGAATTTCTCCAGAAGAAGCTGATAATTTATTAAAAGCTTATACTGAAATGGATGAAGGTGATGCACAAGGTTGGATTACTTTAGATGAATATAGAGAATTCATGATTAGATTAGGTAAGTGGGATAATCATAAAGAAAAATCCTGGGTTAAATTACAAAATAATGAAATATTAACTCCGGAAGAATTAACTTATTTTTTACCTCTTAAAGCTCAATATTTTGGACCACAAGAATATGATGGTTTATTTGCTCCTGCTTTTCATAAATACTCTTTGATGCCTTTAGTACCTCAATTAGTTAAAGATACTAATTTAGAAGTATTGTTAGAAACTATGCAAAAACCTGATAATAAAGTAGGTTATGCTTTATTTAAATCAGGTTCTAAAATTGGTACTCCAGTTAATTCTAAAGGTAAAGCTAATAATTTTTATACTGAAGTTAATAGTGGAGAAATTAATACTAAAGATTGGACTAAACAAGTTATTAGTTATAAATATTTAGGATTACAACAAAAATCATCAGAACCTCATGCTAAAGTAATTTTTGGTACACAAACTAGAAAATTATTCTTTAGTAATTTATTTGAGTCTGGTCAAGTTAATATTGATTTTAAAGGAGCTGATGAATTATTATCTCAATACTCTAATATTATTAAAGATAAAATTAAAGTAGAAAAAGATAAATTAATTAAAGAATTAGGATTAAATAAAGATACTTTAGATTCTGAAGATGCAACTAAAATAATTGAACTATTACAACAAGAATCTAAAGATAGAGCTTTACCTGATAATTTAATTGAAAGTTTACAAACTGAAATAGTTGAAGGTAAAAAACTATTAAAATATAAATTTGATTCTATGGTTAATAAACCTAAAATAGATTCAATGTTAATGTCTATTATTAATTCAAGATTAATTAGACAAAAAATTAATGGTGATGCTTTAGTACAAGGTTCTAGTTCTGGATTTGAAGGTAAAGGTAATAGAAAAGCTGGTTCTAATAGTATTTTAAAATTTTATACTAATGAAGGTCCAGGTGGTTCAACTACTCATGCTGAATGTATGGTAGCTATGAATAAAAATTATAAACCTTTATTAGATAAATATAATGGAGATTTAGATGCTTTAAATAAAGCTATTGAAGAAAATAAAATTGATGTTAGATTACTTCAAATGATTGGTTATAGAATTCCTACTCAAGGATTAAACT